ATAACCTTTTCCTGAATAACTCCGAGTTTGCCCTGTCTTTCGTTCTTGGATCTGAAACCGGTTCGAAATATCAGTTCGACCTTGGATCTGTGAAGTTGACCGACGCGAATGTAGTCGCTGGTGGGAACAATCAGGACGTCATGTCTTCCGTGAACTTCCAGGGTCTTTACAATGCCGGGGACGGTGGGTCGCTCGTTATAACAAGGGGTGTTGCATAAATGAACCCTTACAAAATGTTCAAAAATGATCCTGACCTTGAATCCCAGAAAGGGATAATCCTCGATTACGGGGAGTTTAAAATTCGTATCGCAAGAGCTGGTGGGGCGAACACCGACTTTAACCGTTCCTTGAGGGCAAGGATAAAACCTTACAAAAAGCAGATCGAACATAACCTGATGGATAATGATCTGGCTCAGCAGATCCTCGCGGAGGTCTATGCAGACTCCGTTATCCTGAACTGGTCAGGAGTGACAGACGAGGAAGGAAACGAGCTTGAGTTTACCCGGGAGAACGTTATTAAGGTCCTGACGGACCTCCCAGAACTGTTTAACGATATTCAGGCACAGGCACAGGAGCTTTCGAACTTCCGGGAGCTCGAAATAGAGGACGAAGCAAAAAACTTAAAAAAGCCCTCCGGTGGCAAATCGAGTGGGGGCAGAAAGAAAGGCAGTTAAGAGCGATAGAGGAAAATACCGGGAAAACGCCACAGGCCCTCTTGAACAGGCCGGAGATCTGGCAAGGATCTGCGCTTGTGTGGAGGGCCTTTTTAACGCTTTCCCGTAGCCGGGATTATGGCATGGAAGGGGCGCACCCTATAAAGATGTCAGAGATCAAGGCGTATTTTGATGTTCAGGGCATTGAAGATGTGACGGAAAGAAACGAGTTAATAGATCTTATATCAGCATTGGACGATGAATTCCTGACCATAACGAAGGAGAGGGGGAAAAAGTAAATGGCCATTGGCGACGTAATGGCGAAGCTGGGTATTGAAATAGACGGCTCGGACGCCAGAAAAGGCGAGCGGGTGGTCAGGCGATCCTTAACTAACATAAAACGGGACTCCCGGCAGACTACTACATCTGTAAACAAGCTCGATGATGCTTTCGGCAGAATGAAAAGGACGGCTCTCGCTCTTATCTCCGGTTATGGTCTCGCCCGGCTGGGTAAATCATTTCTCGATACCGCGGTAAGGATGGAGGATTACCGGCTACGCCTTAACGCTGTTATAAAAGATCAGCGGGAGGCAAATAAGACCTTCGAGGAAATTAACCGATGGGCCTCCATGAATCCCGTTGACACTGATGAAGCGATAGGCGCTTTTGTAAGGTTGAAGACGGCCGCGGTTGAGAATACTCAGGGCGCTTTGCAGGCTGTCGGGGATCTGGCCTCGGTAATGGGGCGAAATATGCAAGATGTCGCGAGCGCGATAGTCTCCACAGAGGTAGAACCCCTGCGGAACATGGGAATCTTGCTCGACCGCACAGGTAAAAAGGCAATTATAACGTCAGGTAATGTCAGGGTCGAGGTTGAGAAAGACATTAACGCTATCCGTTCTGGGATTATTGAGGTTATCCAAAAACAGTTTGGCGGGGCGATAGACGATATGGCCTCGTCTTGGAGAGGTGCCGTTAATACGATACGGGGCATGTGGACGATGTTACAGCAAGACCTCATGAACGCCGGGGCCTTCGAAACCTTGAGAATGAATATAAATGATCTAAGGTTGAGCTTCGAGGAATGGATGAACACGGAGGATTATCAGAACTTTATTGACATGCTTTCCAACCAGCTCGTAGCGGCCATAAAGGGTGTAGTAAGCGCCGGTAAGGCGATGGCAGACGCTATTGGCTGGCTGATAGACCACAAGGAGGCGGTTATCGGTGTTCTGGTGGCGTGGAAGTCCGCAACGTGGGGACTTAAAGCGGCTGTTGCTGGCGAGGCGATGGTCGTGGGCGCTACCACATCGGCTGGGCTTGTCGGTGCTATCGGTGCTGTTAGTTCAGTACTCGGTCCGATGGTAGCCACAGGAGGGTTACTCGTCGGTGCTACTGGCCTGATCATAGAGATGACGGGCGAAGTAGAGGAAAACGCGAAGCACTGGCAGAACCTGAGTAACAAGATCGGGGAAACGAAAAACAGTATAGAGAACTATGCACAGACCGTTATCGAAAATCAGAGTGTCCTCGGCGTGGGTAACTTGGTAGACAGCGTAAAAGACGCTCAGCAGAAGGTCGATAACTGGATGAGGCAACGGGCGATGTCGGGCCAGGAATTGAGAAACAACTTTTCCGTCGCTGATGTGGTGACGCCCATATATCCTGGGGAGGTTGGTACCGAAGGTAAAGACATAACTGGATCTGGCCTCGGTTCTGGTAACGCTGGCCTTGAACAACTTGAAAACTCTATAAAGAACGCTTCCAAAAATGGAACGGAACAGGGGATCGCTGAAGGTGCTAAAAAGATACAGGAATATATCCCTCGCGAGACTAAAGACCGGATGCTCGGAGATATGTCGGGGATAAAAGCTTTTGGTAGTGAAAGTTACGAAGAATACGCGTACGAGGCTATACCGGCCTTTCAGGAGGTTAATGTTCAGCTCAAAAGCCTTGAGGATCAGACCGGTAACGTTGATTCTGCTACTAAACAGCTTCAGGAAAATACGAAACGCTGGGCACAGGATTTTCAGGATGGGATAGCTCAGGCAATTGTGTATGGGCGCAACCTCGGCGATGTCCTTGACGGGATACTGAAACAGCTCGCAGAAATGGTTATAAAATCCCTGCTTTTTGGTGGCAAAGATGGCAAAGGCGGTCTTTTGAGTTTTATCGGCTTGCCGTTTATGGCTTCCGGTGGACCTGTTAGTGCGAATTCTCCCTACGTAGTAGGCGAGGAAGGGCCGGAACTGTTCGTCCCGAAAACTTCAGGCAAAATCGTACCGAATGACCAAGTAGCTTCTGGATCTTCCGGTTCTGATTCTCAGGTGGGTAGCAACCACACGACCATAAACATGAGCATACAGGCTATTGACGCTCAAGGCGTGATGGAGTTTTTCACGAAGAATAAAGGTCAGGTTCAAAAGGTTGTCGTGGAAAGCATAGCACAGAACGGATCTGTGAGATCCGCGATAAAGAGGTCGTTATAATGAATACGTTCACATGGATACCTGATAAGACTGTATCTCTTACTCATAACAAAAAGACGCTGGTTTCGCAGTTCGAGAATGGAACAAAAAAATGGTACAAAAAAGGCAACCGCCCGAGAAAATGGGAGCTAAACTTCACGAACCGTGATTACGGCGTAATAATGGACATCGTGGATTTTTGGGACTCCGTAGACGGTGCCGGAGATCCTTTTAGTATAACCCTTTATAACGGGATAACCGGAGCTGATGAAACGGTAACAGTCCATTTCGTGGGCGACGAAATCCATCCGAAAACTATCGGCTACTATGCCGGGTCGTTATCTCTCACCATTGAGGAAGTGTTATAAATGCCTCGCGGAGCGACAAGTTACAACGCTGAAGCCCAGAACCCTTCCACGAGCCCGATTATCCTCGTCCGACTAATTGATATGCCTCATAGAACCGACGGGACTACTGAATCCCTGTACCTGACCGACTGTGAGTATGACGTAGCGCATTTCGATGAGAAGGGCAATTCTCAGACGTACCAGAGTTGCGGGCTGACCTATTCTCAGGTCTCGGTAAACAGCTCGAACGAAATCGCGAGTTGTAAAATCAGGGTTGATAACGTTGATAAGACGTTTTCTGCCCTGGCTCAGTATTATGACCTGAGGAAGGTCAAGACTCATGTCCTGAGGGCCTTCCGGGAAACGCTACAGTATACCGACGGTTCGGTGTTTTTGTTTGTCGGTCACGGCAAGGCACCGATAATCGGCGAACATGCTATGGAGATGGAAGTAAAGACGGATTTTTCTCTGTATCAAAAACTGCCTCGAAGAATGTTCTGGCCCCGTGATTTTCCTTATATCCCTGCCAGCAAGGACATAAGGAATCCGCTATGATCGGTGACCTTGTGGGCCTGAAGTGGCGAGATAACGAGCTGGACTGCGTAAAACTCATGATCATGGCTCAGCGCGAACTGTGGGGCAGGGAGATACAGGCGAGCCATGAGTATTTTTATT